GTCTGAAAGCGGTTTTCAGACGGCCTTTTGCACGGGTGGTTGGGGCGTTCAGCCTTTTGCACGGGTGGTTGGGGCGTTCAGCCTTTTGCGCGGGCGGTTGGGGCGTTCAGCCTTTTGCGCGGGCGGTTGGGGCGTTCAGGTAATTGATTAGCTGTATCCATTTGGTGTAAGGCATATCTGCATGATATGCCGCCTCAATTGGAGCTTCCCATCGGTTTACTGGGTGCCAAGTTTTCAGGCCGGTTATTTCGGCCACCTGTTTTTGCGTCAGTCCGTATTTGGCACGGATGGATCGCAGGTTGTTTGGGGTGTATCCCAACTCTGAATTGTTGATCATATATTTATCTTAATTGCATTTGTATAGTTTTAAATCAAATACGCCTTGCTCCTCCAAGGTTGCCGGGCGCGAGAAATTTAAATCATCCGGATTGATTTTGTCCAGGAGGTCGCCTATTTTTGCATTGTTTGTTGGCATTTCGCGGCGTTGAGTAATCAGTCCAATTGCCTGTAATGGGTTGTGTTTAGCGTATCGTTCAACGTTTGATGGGATTTTATCCCGTGTTTTATATATTTCGATGAGTAGTTCCGCCATCATCTCCAATGCTTTGATTCGTTTTGCTTTATCGTTTGGGCTTGTGTCGGCTGTAAGGTGTTCGGGAATCTGCTCTAGTATTTCAAGCGGGGCAACAATCGCCGCGCCTGTTGATTGGGCAAAGTTGGCTAAAATCTTTGTTGCCTCGGTTGCGGCGGCTAGTGGTGTTAGGCCGCATTTAACTCCTCGTTTTGTTTGGCCGCCTGCAAACAGATCGTATATGTAACCCTGACCGCGTTTTTCGATAATTAAAGTTGCTTTCATGTTTTACTCCAAAATGACAAGTTGCCTCCTCTTCCCGACGGTATGGGCGAACCGCCCCAAAGGGCGGTTTTATTTAGCTGATAATCAATTGTTCCTGCTCATCTAAGCTTAGGCTGTCTATAATTTGTTTGCGTTTTTTCTCTATTTGCTCATATCTCTTAAGCATGAGGCTTATGATTTTTTCTCGGCGGATAAATTCTTCTTCTGTAAGAATTTTCTCAAGTGGTTTTACAAAAGAGAAAAAACCTTCGCCTTCAGGGGCGGCATCTATCTTTTGATTGATAGGCTCAAGCAAAGTTTCGAGCTTAATTGATACCCAATCAGTAGATGGGCTTAATTTATTGAGTTTGTCTAATTTTTCGGCGAAGTTCATTTTTTAATCCTTTACTCGGTTAGTCCAAATCGCTCCCTGATTTGGTAGGGTGGCAGGTCTTGTTGTCTGTCCATGTGTGCATAATACTACTTTAAAAGTAGTAAGTCAAACACTACTTTAAAAATATCAAGTTAAATTATGTAAACAATAAATAATAGCCTAAGCTATGGTAAAATAAAGACAAAATAAAGCCCCGCCCGACGGGGCTAGCGCGTACAACCGTGCCGGAAAGAATTGCACGGAAAATGAAATTTGAATTGGATTTGCTTTTGGAATGGTGGGCGGAATGGTCCGCCAAACGAGAGGACAACGGCTTGGGCTTCGGTTGCAGTCGTTTTAACCGTTTGATGGCGGCGGGCAATCTGCCGCCGCGAACGGAATTTGTAACCATCCTACCTTATGGCGTTGATGGTGACGGCTTAGCAAGTGTAATGGATCAGGCGATTTGCCGTCTGAATCCAAATCGCAAGCTGGCAATCATGATGGAATATCGGCGGATTGGGACGCAAGAAGCAAAAGCACGAACGTTAGGTATTAGTCGTGCAGCTTATGAAGATAGAGTTAAGCGGGCGCGGATGAATCTCAAGGCGGATTTAGCTGTTAAAAAATTGTTAAAACGCTATTGACGGTTTCCCTGAAAACTGTTTAAATTATGGCAAGCTGCGTTTAACTGTATGTGCGGTTAGCGCAGCTTTTCCATTTCCCTGTCAAAAAAAGCGTGGGAAGGCTGTCTGAATTAGGTTTGGGCGGCCTTTTTTGCGTTTGGAAAGAATTTTATGGGTCGATTAAAGCAAATGGCTTCGCGGCTCCGGCCTCTTGAGCAGAACAGAATCGCCGTGAAGCATCCGCCAAAGACGGCGGAAAAACGGATGCGCGGTCGTGGCTGGATGAGCCTGCGCGAATCCGTGCTGTTGCGTGACCAATATCAATGCCGGCAATGTGGTCGTGTGGTGCTTCCGAAGGATGCCGAGTGTGATCACATCGTTCCGCTGGCGGATGGCGGCAAAGATGAGGCGGAAAACCTGCAAACACTTTGCAAAACCTGCCATGCCGAAAAATCTGCCGCTGAAAATCGGCGGCGCGGTTTTGGTTGGTAAGGGGTGGGGGTGTCAAAAGTTCACAGGGCTTACCCTCGGAAACCCCCCGCCCTCCCATGTGCAGAATTTTTTCTCCTGTGGAGTTGTTAAAGGTATTTTTAACAGGTTGATAAGCATTGTATTTTTGGCATTTTGTGCCACATTTAGCCGCTATATGACGCGGCTTTTTTTATTGGGATTTCACTATGGCAATGAACGAACAAAAGGAATTGTTTGCCAAGGCGAAATTGCGAGGGTTGTCGAACCGAGAGGCTGCGATTGCGGCGGGTTATAGCGAAAAGACGGCCAGCGCAAGCGGCAGTCGTTTGGCAAAAGATGTTGATGTATTGGCGGAAATTGAACGCCTGAAGCTTTTCCAGTCGCCAGAGCCGGTTGCCGTTGCTGTTGAGCTGTCTCCGGGTGTGGTTGTTCAGGAGGTGCAACCGGCCCGGGCTGTGCCTGTCGCTGAAAGACCGGCCGAGGCATCTGAAAGTTTAGACAGGATTGCGTTGTCGGCGCGTGAGCGTGCTGTTGTTCGTGGTACTACAATTGAATTGGATGGCGTTTGTTATGACCAGACCGACCCGAAGGATCAGTTGATTTTGTGTTCTTTGGGCGTGATTTCGTTGAACCGACAGCAGATTGATGCTGCGAAGGCGTTGTTGGGGTATTTTCACGGCAAGGTTGCGGATCAGGGCAAGAAAGATGCGGAACGTGAGCGCGCCGCGAATGCAGCAGGCGGGAGGTTTAGCCCGATGGATGCCCCTAAACCCGTACAAGGTTTGTTATGTTGAAGAAAACTTGGTCAACTGCCTGTCCTGATTGGCAGGAAAGGATTATTGCCGGTAAAAGCCTGATTCCGTTTCCTCCGTTGTATCAGGAGCCTGCTGAAATGGCCTTGCGTATTTTCAAACAGTTGCGCTTGGTGGATGTGCCGGGCGTGCCGATGATGGGCGAGGTAACGCGCGAATGGGTGTATGAATTTGTTGCGGCGATTTTCGGGGCGTATGAGCCTACTTCAGGTATTCGGTTGATTCAGGAATTTTTCTTGCTGATTAGTAAGAAAAACATGAAATCAACATTGGCGGCGGGGGTGATGCTGACTGCGCTGATTTTGAATTGGCGAAAAGAAGCAGAGTTTTTCATTATTGCTCCGACGGTAGAGGTGGCAAACAACAGTTTCAAACCTGCGAAGGCGATGATACGGGCAGACGAGGAGCTGTCAGACCTGTTTCAGGTACAGGACCATACGCGGACGATTACGCACCGCACGACTGGGGCAACCTTGAAGATTCTTGCTGCCGAAAGCGATACGGTGGCGGGGATCAAGGGAACAGGCGTTTTGATTGAGGAGGTTTGGTTGTTCGGTAAGCGCGCTAAGGCGGCGGATATGTTTACCGAAGCCAAAGGCGGTTTGGCAAGCCGTCCTGAAGGGTTTGTGATTTACCTTTCTACGATGTCGGATGAGGCTCCGGCGGGTGTGTTTGCCGACTTGCTGAAACGCGCCCGCGAAGTGCGCGACGGTAAGCGTGTGGACAATCGGTTGTTGCCGGTGCTGTATGAGTTTCCGAAGGAGATGTTGGACAGCGGCACTTACCGACTGCCTGAAAACTTTTATATCACCAATCCGAATATGGGCGCGTCTGTTTCCGAAGCCTATTTGATGGGGGAATTTGAAACAGCCAAGGCGGACGGAGAAATCGCGCTTCGGCGATTTATGGCGAAACATTTGAATGTTCAAATATCTTTGTCGTTGACGGCTGATTATTGGTCGGGTGCGGAATTTTGGGAGGAAAACGGCAACCGTCCCGAAATCAATTTGGATTGGATGCTGGAACACTGCGAAGTCATCGATATTGGTGTGGACGGCGGCGGGCTGGACGACTTGTTGGGGATTTCTGCCGTTGGCCGACTGAAAGACAATCCGCGGATGTGGGCGGCTTGGTTTCATGCTTGGGCTCATCCGTCGGTATTGGAACGGCGCAAGGAAATCGCGCCTGTTTTGTTGGATTTTGCCAAGCAGGGGGATTTGACGATTGTCCACCGCATCGGCGATGACAGCGATGAAGTAGCGGGGTTGGCGGCTCGGGTTTATCAGAGCGGTTTGCTGGATAAATGCGGCCTTGACCCGCACGGGGTCGGTGCGATTTTGGACGCGATGTTGGAATATGGCGTTCCGGAAGATGCAGTCGTCGGTGTGTCGCAGGGCTGGAAATTGGGCGCGGCGATTAAGACGACGGAGCGCAAGCTTGCGGAAGGCTGTTTTATCCATAGCGGCAGCGCGATGATGAATTGGGTGGTCGGTAATGCCCGCGTCGAGCCTCGCGCCAATGGTATTTTGATTACCAAGCAGGCAAGCGGTTCGGCGAAAATCGACCCGCTGATGGCGATGTTTGATGCGGTGTCGCTTTTGTCGCTGAATCCGACGGCCCGTGGTGCGTCGGTTTATGAAACACGCGGAATCAGAATGTTGTGAGATAGGATATGGCGAAAGAGAAGAAAGCCAAAAACAAAAGCCGCCCGCGTGCTGACTCGGGCGGCTTGGTTTTTGAGGGTTTGAATGACCCTGCGTTGTTGGAATTTATCCGTAGCGGTCAAATCGGCAGCGGTGTGGGCATTGATGGGCGTCAGGCTTTGTGCAACGCCGCGCTTTATCGGTGTATTACCTTAATCAGCCAAAGTATCGGGATGTTGCCGCTGAATGTCCTGCATAACGATGACGGGCGTGAGACTGCTACGGAGCATCCTGTCTGGAAACTACTGAAACGGCAGCCGAATAAGTTTCAGACGGCTTATGAGTTCAAAAGTCTGCTGCAAAGCCATGTCTTGCAATATGGCAATGCGTATGCGCGGATTATTCGTTCGCGCGGTCAGGTCGTCCAGCTTGTACCGATTCATCCGACTGCGGTACAGGTTAAGCAGCGTGATGACTGGAGCGTGCATTATGTGGTTACGCGAAAAGACGGCGGTTTGCTGGATTTTGAGGCGGATGATGTATTGCACCTGCGCGATTTGACCGACGACGGCTTGGAGGGAATGAGCCGTGTGAAGTTGGCGAAGCGGGCGTTGGGGATTGCTTTTGATGCGGAAGATGCGGCGAGCCGTATTTTCTCGGAAGGGGTGATGGCCGGCGGTTATCTGGCAACGGACAAGGCGTTGAGCGATAAGGCTTACAACCAACTTCAGGAATCGTTGCAGAAGCGGTATAGCGGCAAAGCGAATGCCGGCCGTTTTATGATTTTGGAAGAGGGACTGAAGGCGGAAAAATGGGGCAATACTGCTTCTGACGCGCAGCATATTGAAAACCGAAACCATCAAATCGAGGAAATTGCGCGGATGTTTGGCGTGCCGCGCCCGTTGCTGATGATGGATGATACGTCATGGGGCAGCGGTATCAGTGAATTGGGGGTGTTTTTCCTGAAATACGGGCTTCTCCCTTGGTTCACGATGTGGGAGCAGGCGTTGACCCGTTCGCTTTTGAATCCCGCCGAACAAGACCGCTTGATATTCAAGTTTAATGCCGGTGCGCTGTTGCGCGGCAGCTTGGAGAATCAGGCGGAATTTTTTGCCAAAGCTTTGGGCAGTGGCGGACACGGCGCATGGATGACTCAAAACGAAGTGCGCGAAATTTCCGACCTGCCGAAATCAACTGATAAGTCTGCCGATACTTTGCGGCAGGCGCAACAAGGAAAGAATTATGAGCCTGAAAAAACTGCCGCAGATTAGTGCGTTGTCTGCCATGCCGAAATCGCTGTCTTTCGATATGCGCCCTGATGCGGCGAACCGTTGGGACAGCGGGGTTAAGGCGAAAACCGAAACCGACAATGTCATCACGATGTACGACCAAATCGGCGAGAGCTTTTGGAGAGAAGGGGTAACGGCCAAACGCGTTGCTGCTGCACTTCGCGCCATCGGCGATAAAGAGGTCGTCGTGAACATCAACAGCCCGGGCGGGGACTACTTCGAGGGTATCTCCATCTACAACCTGTTGGCGCAACATCCGGCCAAGGTAACGGTTCAGGTTGTCGGCCTTGCTGCTTCCGCCGCCTCCGTGATTGCGATGGCGGGCGACGAGATTCTGATGGGCGAAGGGTCGTTCCTGATGATACACAACGCATGGAGCCTTGCGATTGGCAACCGGCACGATTTGGCAGGCAGTATTGACACGCTGACGCAGATTGATGATGCAATGGCTGATTTGTATGCCGCCCGTTCGAGCCTGTCGAAGGCGGAAATCGTCGGCATGATGGATCGTGAAAGTTGGATTGGAAAATCGAAAGCCCTTGAGGATGGTTTTGCCGACGGTGAAATCGATGTGAAGGAAATCGAGCAGTCCGGCGACGGCGAACAGAAAAAAGCGATGGCTATGATTGAATCCAGCCTCGCGCAACAGGGATACAGTCGCGCTCAAAGACGCGATGTGTTCAACAACTTATTCCACGGCACGCCCCGCGCTGCCGAACCTGCTGTCAAGCCGTGCGCTGGCGGCGATTTGAAGACGGCGCAAGCCTTGCAAAATTTAATTCAAACCATGAAAGGTTAAACCATGAAACAAACGATGATCGCCCGCGGCTTGGTTGCCGCATTTGCCGATGTCGGCAATACTGCGCCTGATGTGGGCGCGTTGCTCGCGGAATTGAACAGTTCCTTTGCTGCGTTCAAAGACAGCAAAGAAAAAGAAATTGCCGCTTTGCAGCAAGGCAGTGAAGAAGCCAAAGCAGCAGCCGCGAAAGCAGAGGCTGAAATGGCTGGTTTGCGCGCCTCTATCGACGACCTTGCCGTACAAATGGCCGCCGCGCAAATGAACGGCGGTGCGGGCAAACTGGATAAGGAAGCGCAGGCGGCTGTTGATGCGACTGTGTCGTTTATGAAGTCCGGCGAAGTACGCGCGGATTTGAAAAAATCGGACGATTCCAACGGCGGCTATTTGGTGCCGAAGGAATGGGACCGCACCATCACCGATAAGCTGCGTACCGTATCGCCATTGCGTAAACTGTTTAAGGTTCAGACGACCTCGAAGCCGAAATTCAGCAAACTGTACAATATGCACGGCGCGGGCAGCGGTTGGGTGGGCGAAGAAGATGCCCGCACCAAAACCGATACGCCGACGTTCAAGTCTTTGGACTTCGAGACGGGCGAAATCTACGCCAATCCTGCCGCAACACAGCAGATGTTGGATGACGCCGAAATCAATCTCGAAACCTTCCTTGCCGATGAAGTGAAAACCGAGTTTGCTGTTGCCGAAAACAAAGCCTTTATCAGCGGCGACGGTCAGAAAGGCAAGCCGACCGGCTTGCTGACCTATGCCGAAGGCGGCACCAATGCGACTAAGCACCCTTTGGGCGCAATCAAGGTTGTCAAATCCGGCAATGCGACTGCGGTTACTGCCGATTCGGTCATTGATTTGGTTTATTCGCTGCCTGCCGAATACTCGCAAGGCGCGGGCTTTATGATGAACCGCAAAACGCTTGCCGCCGTCCGCAAACTGAAAGACGGACAGGGTAATTACCTGTGGCAGCCGAGCTATCAGCAAGACCAGCCGTCCACATTGTGCGGCTATCCGGTTCATGAGGTTGCCGATATGCCTGATGTTGCCGCGAATGCGCTGTGTATCGCTTTTGGCGATTTCAACCGCGCGTATATGATTCTTGACCGCAAGGGTGTGAGCATTCTGCGTGACCCATATACGAATAAGCCGTTCGTTCAATTCTATACAACTAAACGCGTCGGCGGCGGTGTGGACAATCCTGAAGCCTGCGTGCTGCTGAAAGTAGCGGCTTAATTTGAACAGGCCGTCTGAAAGCGAGCTTCTGCCTGTATGGGTAGTGGCGTTTTAGTTTTCAGACGGCCTTATTTTGAAAGGTAATAATCATGGCGAAATTTACTAAACCGTTTTTAGGTGTTCCCGATGGGGAAATTTATCCTGTGCAGTATGAAAAAGGCGATGAAGTGCCGGCAGAGTTGCTGGAAGCCGCTAAAGAGGCCGGCGTGGTCGGCGGCAAGAAGGGCGAGACCAAACAGCCTGACGACCTGATTACCGATGATACGCAAACGGACGGCGAAGGCCAAGGCGGCGATGGCGGCGGCAGTTTGTCGGACGCTGACGGCGAAGGCCAAATTCAAGTCGAAGACGGTCAAAGCGGTAATGGGCAGGTCGAACAGCAATGATAACCCTCGAATTGGTCAAGCTTCATCTTCGCGTTGACGGCAACGAGGAGGATGATCTGATTCGTCTTTATTATGAAGCTGCGGTATCTGATTGCGTGTCGTATCTGAACCGTCCGTTGTATCCAGACAAGGCGGAGGCAGATGAGGCGGCGAAGGCAGGGAAGGCGGGCGGTGTAATACTGAATGCCGCCATCCGAAATGCTATTTTGCTGACGGTTGGGTATTTGTATTCTACCCGCGAAGACGGATCGGGCGGCTTGCCGCGTGCCGCCCGCCGATTGCTTGAACCGTATCGCAATCTGCCCGGCGTGTAGTCGGGCTTTTCTGACGGTTAAGTGTAAACCGTTCGCCCCAAAACGCTCTTCTGCTTTTTTTATTCTGATTAGGGCTTGATACGGCGTTGCCCGACTTCTTTATGTGCAGCTAAGGTTTGCGGCTGCCTGTTTGAGTGCGAGCCAAGATAAAAACCGTCCGAACGGCAGATTTCGGGCGGTTTTTTAATTTAAATATTATGGAAACATCCAAGAAAGACGAAGTTTTAGCCTTTATTCGTGAGCATCCGAGGTGTACCTCTACGGCTATTGCCGACGAGTTGTACGGGAAATGGCGCTGGAGCGGTTGGATTTTTGTCCGCCGCGATACCGAGGCCCTGTTTGAGGAAGGTTTGATTGATAGGCGGGAGTTTCGCGGCATTAAGACTTATTATCCGGTCGAGTAGTTGTCCGGCTTGATTGCGTCTCTTGAGGGAGATAAGGCAGAGGATGACTCGCAATGCTATTGACGTGGATGAGCAAGAAATTCTTGGTAGGGTGGGAATATTAAATAAGGCCGTCTGAATATTCGGGCGGCTTTTTATTTGGGGCGAAATATGAGGGCGGGACAGTTACGTTACAGGGTGGAGATTCTTCAGCGGGTAAAGGAAAAGGATAAGTCGGGCGCGATTGTGATGGTTTGGCGGCCGTTGGCCGTGGTTTGGGCGGATGTGCGCCATTTGTCGGGTTCGGAGACGATGCGGCACGATGTGCTGACGGCATCCGTCCGTGCTTCCGTCCGTATCCGTTGGCGTTCGGATGTTTCGGCGGAAATGCGCCTTCGTGTCGACGGTACGCTGTATGCTGTGCGCTCCGTGATTCCGGATTTCCCGCGCCGCGAGTTTTTAGATTTGGTGTGCGAGAGTTTACCTGATGGAAGTGAAGATTGATGCCGATTTGTCTGCCGCGCTGTCGGATTTGGAGGAATTGCCTGAAGCGGTGGGAAAGAAGCTGCGGTATGCCGCATGGCAGGGGGCGGAATTGTTGCGGGAAGAAGTTCGTATCCAAGCCCCGCGTTATCACAAATCGCACTATTTCTACAGCAAGGGCAGTAAAAACGCCGATGGCGGCAAACGGCGGTATGAATTTCATCCGGGCGATTTGCGCCGATCAATCTTTGCTTTTTACGACAAAGCCTTTTCGGAGGACGGGGTCAAAGCCGTATATCAAGTCGGCTGGAGGGCGAACGAGGGCGCGAAAGGCCGTTATGCGGGCGGCAGTCTGAAGGCAGTGCCCTACGGCTACATGGTGCACAACGGCACGCGGCGCGGTACGGCGGCCAATCCGTTTTTAGATAGGGCGTGGCAACTGGCCGGGGAGCGTGCAGAGCAGTTGATTTTGAGGGCTGTTATGGAGATTGGTAATGGAAAAGATGCTGATTGACGCGATTTCGTCCGCACTGCCGAGCATTGATATTTATCACGATTTTGCTCCTGAAGAGGCAGTGTTTCCGCTGGTAGTCATTCGGCGTGAAGGCGGCGCGGGCAGGGTATTCCTAGACCATGCGGAAGAAACTCAGAAAATCCGTTTCAGCGTGTCGGTATGGGACGGAGACAGGCTGTCCGCCGTGGAGAAAAGCCTTGCGGTGGAACGGGCGATACTTGGTTCGATGGAAGGATATGCGTTGTCTGCTGCTGAATCGGTGGTATTGGAGGACGGGCGGCGTGGCATGGTGCAGGATTTTGTGATAACCGCTTAGGCGGTTTTTTTATTTGTTTGAAAGGACTGATTATGGCAGTGAAATTACCGAACGGTGCGACCGTTCACATTGCGACCGCTTTGTCGGCGGAGAAAAAAGCTACGGTGGCAACTAATGCTGCCGAATGCGTACTAACAGTAGCAGGACACGGGTTTGCCAACGGCGATTTGGTTTTGTTTAAAAGCGGCTGGGGAAAGTTGAATGAACGCGTTTTCCAGATTGGCGATGTCAAAGCCGATACATTCAAGCTGACCGGCATTGATACTTCCAATGCAGATCAGTTTCCGGTAGGCAGCGGTATTGGTGTTGTTCAGAAAATTACCGATTGGGAGCAAATTTCGCAAATTGTAGACTTTTCGACCAGTGGCGGCGAGCAGCAATATGTAGATTTTGGTTTCCTAGAGGACGATTTTGACCAGCAAATCCCATCCACGAAATCAGCTATGTCAATGTCGATTAAGATCGCTGACGATACTTCGCTGCCCGGCTACAAGGCGGCTGAAAAATGCAGCGATAAAGGCGGCAAGTGGCCTTTGAAGGTGGTTTTGAAAGGTGGTGGGTTGATTTGCTATAACGGTTATCCCAGTATGAATAAAACCCCCGAATTGGTTCGTAACCAAGTAATGGCTGTAACGTTGTCCTACGCCATTTCCGGCGAAGTAAACCGTTATTGATTTTATCGACATATAAAGGTTGTCCGAGTTACTCGGGCAACCTTATTTATTTGGAGTATTAAAATGGCAAAACTCACTTTGAAGCCTGATGCAACTTTCCGACATATCGTGAAAATCCCTGTTCCCGGTGCAGAACCTGCGGACGTCGAATTTGAATTTAAGGCGCGCGGCCGCAAGGCGATGAAAGAATTTACCGAAAAGCATAAAGACGGCTGGACGGCAGATACCGTCTTGGATTGTGTTCAAGGCTGGGATTTGGAAGAAGCATTCGACCGGCAGAATGTCGAAATCCTGCTGGATAGCTATCCGATGGCGGTGTTTGCCGTCGTCAACGGTTATGTTGAGGAAGTCTTCAATGCCCGCGAGGGAAACTGATTGCCGCCGCGCGTGCGCTTTATGAGAAGCAGCCTGATGCGGCGGAATTGAATGTATTCGGATTTTCGGCGGACGATTTTTCAGAAGAGGAGACCACTTTTGGCGTATGGCCGTGCAACTGGCGGGGGGG